CGGAAATTTGACAAACCAGCAGTTGGCATCCATGAAGCAAACATCCTACTGGTTAGCACACAAACTACTGAAACCCATTCCTCCTGCCATCGAATTTGATTTTGAGGCCTGGTTGGAGGGGACATCGTATACTGAGACGCGGAAGGAACAACTCAGAGATGCATGGACTCAGACTCACGAGGGCGAGCTCCCATTTAAGAAGAGTGGTCGTGTCAAGTCATTTATTAAAGATGAATCATACGATCGCTACAAGCCGTATAGAGGAATATATGCTCGCAATGATAAAGGTAAAGTACTAGCAGGTCCAATAATGCATTTAATCGAGCATGAGGTGTTCAAGCTTGATTACTTTGTAAAGACAGTTCCAATAGACAAACGTGCAGATTTTCTACGCGAAATGTTCGGCCACGAAGTCAGCAACGTGATCGTTCTCCTCGAAACAGATTTCAGCAAAATGGAATCACACTTCACCGCCGAAATGAAGGACGCTATTGAAAATCCCCTCTACCTTTACATGACTAAGAACTATCCAATGCTCAATTCACGCCTTCGTAAGATATTGAGGAAACTCAATGGAACCAGCATCATAGACTTTAATGGTAGGGTCAAAGCACTCGTGCCCGCGAAGAGATTATCAGGTGAGATGAATACGTCATTGGGGAATGGTTGGAGCACATTGGTCTTAGCACACCATATGAAGTTCCTTAGATCCGGAAGGCGAACGCTCCTAAAGGGTGTCTTCGAAGGCGATGATGGTCTCATTCAGGTAAATTTGACGGAAATCGGTGGCATTCCATCAGAGTCCTGGTTTCTTGCAAACCTGGGATTTAGAATGACACTCGAAGTGCGAGCGTCGGTGGATGAATCCTGCTTCTGCGGTACAATGCAAGCAGAAGGATCGAATAATGTTCTTTACAATCCACAAAAATTCTTGGCAAATATCGGCTGGTCTGGTGCATCCCATGTTAATTTCGGGAGAAAGAAAAGAACTGAGTTGTTGCGAGTTAAGGCACTATCATACCGGCACATGTTCCCGACGTGTCCGGTATTGCGGCCTGTCTGTGATCGTTTGCTCGAATTGACAGCGGACGTGACTATCACCAAGAAATTCGTTAATGCACATTTCCAGACTTGGCACCGTGATAAGATTCTGGAATACATATTCCGTGACAAATTACCGCAAGGCGAAATCACCATAGCAGAAAGGCTGCTCATAGAAAAAGAGTATAGTGTTAGCGTTGAAGAACAACAGCGCATCGAACGTGATTGCAAGACTTGGACGATTGACACGTGGTTTGAAGTCGGGTACACACCTGACGCGGATCAAGAGCATTACGCGACCAAGTATCTTGGCACGACAACTCAAAGCCCCATCGACAACAACACTGACAATCTTCCCGAGGACCTAGTCGACTTCTCATACGGGCCGCCCGATGTATATCTAAGCATTGCACCCTGGTCGTTAATCAGCGCTTGCTGTCGCTTGGTAACAGCAATAAGACAAGTGTATTTGTCTTTCCCCGGAACCTTAGTAACAACGGCCCAGAGTCTATTACTAATGTCTAATGTCAAAAAGATCACTAAATCTAACAAACGCACCATCGCAAAGTCACGACGCGGAAGAAATCGAGTTGCTAACCGAGATCCTCGCAGAAATCAAGAAGTTGACCGGCAGCTCCGGAAAGCCAGGCTCTCAGTCCTCCTCCATGATCTCAGGTCTAACCGATCTGGCAAAGGGAATCTTCGAGGGCGGCGATCTATCGGAGCTCCTAAGCGGGGCAGTAACCGCAATCGGCCCGGAGCTCGTGGAAATGCTCCCAAGCCTCCTCGCGCTCCTGTAACCCTTGCCGTCACGGAGAACAACACGCCTATCGCAGCTGTGCAAAGACACTCCACATACAAGAGTTATCGGGCTGCTGTCGATAGAGACAACAGCCGCACTGAGGTTGGGGTGGCAGAAGGCAACATCTACCATGGCGCAAGATTCCACGAACATGAGTTCATGAAAGGGGCTGATAGGCACATTCGACTAAACGGGAGGCAACTCCTTGATGTGATTGGCAACAATGACCCGCTGACCTTGGGCACATACCAGGTTGGTTCGAGATTTGGATGTTTCCCTATTTCCCCTGAATGGCTCGGTGGCCGACCCAAATACTTTTCAGACACATTTCAGCAACACAAAGTCTGCAAGATGCGTCTCATTTGGGAACCACTGGTTGCCACAACGCGGCCAGGTTCAATCGTCATGTACTTCAACAACGACATCGCAATGGCCACCACAGACCGAGGCACAAATGAGCTCCGGCATGCAGCAACGCATGAGAGTTTTGTGGAAACGCCGGTTTGGCAGAGTTGCACACTCGATATCAATCCGCACGACGCCCTGAAAGTCTACTTCGACGAAAGTTCAGGTGATGGGAGAATGCAAACCCAAGGTGTAATTATAGTCGAGGCGGGAGCAGAGTATGAATTGGCAGCTGGAGAAGCCCTAGGCCATGCATATCTTGAATATGAGTTCGAGTTTTTCACTGAAGCTCTTGATTACTCAGTTGATGGCGCCCCTTTCTTCTCCATGAACATCGACGCCGATTTTGGCACATCTGCCGGCGTCGACAATCTACCAATAGTTGGTAGTACGATCTCCGCCACCAATTATGGCACCACCGCCTATGCATTCTCCGGGACTGGCCTTGGCATTCACGCGTTGCCAGGATATATTGGCATGGCCGTGGTCACGAGGGAAAACACAGACCCTATGTTCACCACGCCATGGCTGACCGACATTCAAGGCGACTCATCCACACGCACCTTCGGCACCGGACAAGTCTTCTGGTTGCGATGGGCTGTTTCGATCAATGGACCAGTCGCAGGAGGCATCATGTGTATTCTCTTCGACAACTTGGAATCCGCAGTATCTGCCAATCTTGGCACATCCATCACTGATTTCGCCGACGATTCAATGCTTCGTTGGGCAACGACCACAGTACCAAATTCTGGAATCGCCCTCTCTTTGAAGGTTCTCGCTTCCAAATTGCGCGAATAAATGACTTACAAAGGTCCCTAAGTGTGTTAGCAAGCACCACCTTGATGGGTGAAATCGCCCCCATCCGGCCATGGGGATATAATAAAATCCAAAAACAATTTGATAGCAATAATAGCAAGACAATAGG